AAGCGGGGTTCCAGACCCTCTCGTACCTCATCTTTGATCAAACAATTCGGGTGTCCGTTATGCAGGGGAGCCTTAACGCCCTGTTCCTGCGGACGTTCGGATGGCGCGAAAGGCGCATCTAATGCCCTATGTCCTCTACGAAAACGGGGAGCCTATCGGCCTGTTCGCCGATCCTGTCGGCTGCGCGGTCTGGGAGCCGGAGGCGCCCCCCACCCCCTTGGCCATGGTCGCGGAACAGGCCGTCCGGGCAGTCGACCACGGCGCGGAGGCCGCCCGCGCCATGCACCTGACACCTGGCGCGGGGCAGGCAATGGCCTATCAGTCCAAGGCGGCCGAGGCCGCGGCGCTGCTGGTGCTGCTGGCCGACGGTGGCGAGATCGTCGCCGCCGACTACCCACACATCGCCGCCGAGGTCGGCATCACGGCCGATACCCTGGTCGGCGTGGCCGAGGTGGTCGCCGCCATGGCCACCGCATGGGCCACTGCGTCGGCCGCCATCGAGGCGACGCGCCTGTCCGCGAAAGCCGCGGTCAAGGCGGCCGCCACTCCCGCCGAAATTTCCGCCATCCTCGACGGCCTGACCTGGCCGTCCCCATCCCAGGAGTAGCCAGCCCATGGCGACCGATTTGCACCATGGCGTTAGGGTCATCGAAATTTCCGATGGCGTGCGCCCCATCCGCACCATTGAAACCGCCGTTATCGGCATGGTCTGCACGGCCGAGGATGCCGATCCGGCCGCATTCCCGGCAGACCAGGCCGTGCTGATTACCGACGTGGCCGCGGCCATCGGAAGCGCGGGCGTGACCGGCACGCTCGCCCGCTCCCTCGACGCCATCAAGGACCACGGGAACGCCCTGACCGTCGCCGTCCGCGTGCCCGAGGGCGCCGACGAGGCGGAGACCACGTCCAACCTGATCGGGACCACCAACGCGGCCGGCCGCCGTACCGGCATGCAGGCGCTGATGATGGCCAAGGCGACCCTGGGCGTTCAGCCCCGGATCCTGGGGGTTCCTGGCCTCGACAACCTGGCCGTCGCCACCGAGCTGGTGGCCATTGCCCAGGCGACGCGGTCTTTCGCCTATCTCTCCGCCCATGGCTGCGAGACCAAGGAAGCCGCCGTGGCCTACAGGGACAATTTCGGCGCCCGCGAGGCCATGGTGATCTGGCCCGATTTCGTGAGCTGGGACACGTCCGCGAACGCCTACGCCACCGCGCCCGCGGTCGCCCGCGCCTTGGGCCTGCGCGCCTATATCGACGAAACGGTGGGGTGGCATAAAACGCTGTCCAACGTCCCCGTCCAGGGCGTGACCGGCATCTCGCGCGATGTTTTCTGGGACCTGCAAGACCCCGCCACGGACGCGGGGTACCTGAACGCCCACGAAGTGACCACGCTCATCCGCGAGGATGGATTCCGGTTCTGGGGCAACCGCACCTGCACCATCGACCCCCTGTTCGCCTTCGAGAACTACACGCGAACCGCCCAGATCCTCGCCGATACCATGGCCACGGCCCATATGTGGGCCGTCGACAAGCCCATGCACCCGACGCTCGCGCGCGACATCGTCGACGGGGTGGACGCCAAAATGAAAATGCTGGTGGCCGAGGGGTATCTGATCGGCGGAGGCGCCTGGTTCGACCCCAAGCTGAACCCAAAGGAAGAGCTTTTCGCAGGGAAACTGCGCATTTCCTACGATTACACGCCGGTTCCTCCGTTGGAAAACCTGATGTTCCGCCAGCACATCACGGACAGCTACCTGCTCGACTTCTCCGCCGCCATGGCCGCCGCCGCGTAAGGAAAGCGAAATGATTCCCGAAACGATCCGAAATTTCAATTTGGTGGCCGACGGCTACCCCTTCCTCGGTGTGGCCGAGGAAGTGACCCTGCCCAAGATCAAGGTAAAAACGGACAGCTTCCGCGCCGCTGGAATGCTGGGCGAGGTCGACGTGGACATGGGCGTGGAAAAGCTCGTCATGGACTTCACCCTGGCCAAGTTTTCCCGGGAGATCCTGGGGAAACTCGGGGTTTTCAACGATTCCGGTCGGATCATCCGATTCCTTGGCGCCGCCCAGGAAAACGGCGCGGCCGGGATTTCCGCCATCGAGGTGGCGACCCGTGGCCAGTGGACCGAGGTAGACATGGGCACCATCAAGGGCGGGGACCGGAGCAAAATGAAGGTCACCGCGGGCCTGACGTACTACCGCTATAGCGTCAACAACCAGCCCATCATCACCATAGACATGATCGCGGGCGTTTACGTCACCGGGGGCGAGGATCGCTACGCCGCCATTCTGCAAGCCATTGGCGCGAAGGAATAAATCATGACCAACACCAAGACGGTGGATTTCGTACACGGGTTCACGCTGGGCGAGGATACCGTCGTCTCGATCACCCTGCGGGAGCCGGACGGGGGCTCCATGCGCGGTTTGACCATGCGGAGCGTCCACGACATGGAGTGGGACACCATCATGACCTTGGCCAGCCGCCTGGCCCTTGGCAACGTGCCGGCGGCCGCCCTGGAGCGGCTGCGCGGTCCGGACATGATCCGCTTGACCGAGGCGATCATCACTTTTTTCGGGGACGACGCCTCCCCGACGACGCACTAGTCGCCTGGGGGGTCATGCTGCGCGCGTTCCCCGGGGCCTTCCCCCCATCGGAATTCAACGCCATGACCCTGGACGAATACGCCGAGACCTATGGTCTCGCCGTTGATTTCCTGGAACGGGATGCCGAGGCCCGCCGCCGATAGACGCGGCGGGCCCTTTCTTTTCGCCGAGGGTGGGGCCCATGGCCGATTTAAGTCTGCGCGTGCTGCTGGAAGGCGTCGACCGCCTGACGGCCCCCTTGCGCAACGCCATGCGGGGGGCGGATTCCCTGCGCGACGCCATCCAACAAACCGCCGGCCGGGTCCGCGAGATGGAGCAAACAAGCGCGCGCCTGACGCGGTTCGCGGCCATGCGCGACCAGGCCTTGAGCAACGCGCGGGCCTTCGCGGAAAACCGCGAGAGCCTGCGCGCCGCGCGCGAGGCCCTGGAACGGGTGGAGCGGGAAAGCGGGCGGGGGAGCGAGGCCTATAAAAACCTGACCCGTGTCGTCGGGCGCCTGGAAGGGGAACAGGGGCGCCTGTCCGCCACCGCCGAGCGCCTGCGCGGCGGCATGGGCCAGTTGCGGGCCCAGTTGACCGAGGCTGGCATCGATACCCGGGACCTGGCCGGCGCGCAAAGCCGCCTGCGCGGCGAGATCGACGAAGCCAACGCGGCCATGCGCCGACAGGCGGATCGCATGCGCGCGCTTCAGGCCGCGAGGTCCCGCCTCGACGCGAGTATGCAAAGGAGCGCGGCCATGGCGGGCGCGGGCGCCGCTGGGCTGGCGACAGGGGGAGGCCTGCTTGCCATGGGCGCCCGCATGGCCGCGCCCGGCCTGGCGTTCGACGCCGCCATGTCCAGGGTCGTCGCCGTGGGGCGCATGGACAAGGCTTCGGCCGCGGTGCAGGCCCTGCGCGAACAGGCCAAAAAGCTTGGCCAGGAAACGTCCTACTCCGCGACGGAAGCGGCGGAGGGCATGAGTTTCCTCGCCATGGCCGGTTTCAAGGCCAACGACATCCTCGCCGCCATGCCCTCGACCTTGGCCCTGGCCAAGGCGGGGGGGGCCGACCTGGCCACGACGGCCGATATAGCCTCGAACATCCTGAGCGGCTTTGGCCTTGAGGCCAGCCAGATGAACAAGGTCGCCGACACCCTGGCCGCGACCTTCACGCGCTCCAATGTCGATCTGGCGATGCTGGGCGAGACCATGAAATATGTCGCGCCCGTGGCCCGGCAAGCGGGGATGAGCCTTGAAGAGGCCGCGGCGATGGCCGGCCTGCTGGGCAATGTGGGCATCCAGGCGTCCATGGCGGGCACGGCGACGCGCGCCATGCTGACGCGGATAGCCTCGAACGACAGCGCCATCGCGGCACTGAAGGACCTGGGAATCGGCGCGAAGGACGCCGACAACAATTTGCGGGCGCTGCCGGAGATCCTGGCCGACGTGGCCAGGGCGACCGAGGGCAAGGGAAGCGCCGAACGTCTTTCCATTTTCAAGGACATCGCCGGAGAGGAGGCCGGGGCCGCCTTCGCCGAGCTGGTGGCCAAGGGGGGCGCGGGCGAGATCGGAAAATTCGTCCAGGTCATCAATCAGGCCGGAGGGGAGGTCCAGGAAACGGCCAGAGCCATGGCCGACAACGCCGCGGGGGACTTGGAAATCCTGGGGTCGGCCCTCGCCGGACTGAATATCGAGCTGATGGAGACCACGGACGCCCCCCTGCGCGATTTGATCAAATCGCTTACCGAGGCTGTCGCCGGCATCACCGTTTGGGTGAAGGAAAACCCCAAACTGGCATCGACCCTGCTACAGGTCGCGGCGGGGGTGGCGGCCCTGATCGCCGTTGGTGGCGCGGTCGCCATCACCATAGCCGGACTGATCGGGCCGTTCGCCATGGCGCGATATGCCATGACGACGCTGGGCATCCGCGCGGGGGTGACAGGCGCCTCCCTGGGGCGCCTGCGCGCCCTGGCCGCGACCGCCGCGCGCGGCATCGGAACCGGCCTGCGCGCCGCCGCGACCCGAGGGGCGGCCGGGCTGCGCATGCTCGCCGCCGGAGCCGTGACCGCCGGGGGGCGCCTGCGCGTTCTGGCCGCCATGTCGTTCGCGAGAATCGGAACGGGCCTGCGCGCCGCTGGCGCCATGGGAGCATCCGGCCTGGCCATGCTGACGGGGGGCATTCGTGCGATGGGTGTCGCCGCCATGTCCAACCCAATCGTCTGGATCATCGCCGCGATTATTGCCGCCGTGGCCGCCCTTGTCGCCGTGTTTTACTACTGGGATGAAATCACGGCTTACCTGAAAGGTCTTTGGGCGAAGTGGAAAGAACCGATCATGAAGATATGGGATTGGTTCAAGGAAACATTCGCCTGGACCCCGCTTGTTCTGATCGTCGAGAATTGGGACTCCATCAAGGACTATTTCTCGGAACTTTGGGCCGGGATCAAGGAAACGGTGGGCGCGGCCTGGGATTGGATCATGGATAAGCTTTCGCCGCTCAAGGACGCGATGGGCGCCATTGGCAGGGCCTGGGACGGCCTGTTCGGCGGAGGCGAGGGGGACGCCGATACCCAAGCGGAAGGCGACGAGGCGCCATCTGAACCCAGGGGTGGCCGCCGTCGCCGGGTCGCGCCCGCGGTTGTCAGTGCAGCCGCCCTCGCCGCGGCGCCAGCCATCGCCGCGGAACCTGGCGTCGAGGTGATTCCCACCGCGCCAGGCGCCCAGGCGGCCGCCAATCACACGACGATAGAGGGCGACCGGACCATGGAGGTGGCGATCACGATCAACGCCGCGCCCGGGCAGGACGAAGAAGCCATTGCCCGCCAGGTCAAGCGGGCGCTTGACGCTGAAATGAAAAAACTCAACGGCCCGCGTCGCGGCCGAATGCACGATTAGGAGGCCCCCTTGCCCATGATGGCCCTTGGGCTGTTCGTCTTCGAGCTGACGAGCGCCCCGCCCCAGTCCGTCGGCCGGGAAACCGCCCAGAACTGGCAATCGAAAAGCCGCCCGGGCCAGGCGCCCGCCCACCAGTATCTGGGGCGAGGCGAGGAAACCAGGGCGTTGTCCGGCGTGCTGTACCCCCTGGTAACGGGCGGGGGCGCCACCCTCGACCGTCTCCGCGCCATGGCCGACACCGGCCAGGCCTGGATCCTCATCGATGGGGCCGGACGAAGCCACGGCCGGTGGTTCATCTCGGGCATCTCGGAAACCCGTTCCGAGCTACTGCGCTCCGGTGCAGCCCGGAAAATCGACTTCACCATTAACCTCACCCGCTACTGGGGGAGCGACCCCGCGCGGTTCGGCGACATCCTGGAGAGCCTGCCGTGACGCCCCTATGGACCATCACCGCCGACGGCGCCGACATCACGGCTGCCCTACGGCGGCACTTCGTCTCGCTGACCCATACCGATAAAACGGGCATGGAGTCCGACGAAATCGAGGTGGTGATCGTCGACAACGGCGCCATCGCCCTTCCCCGCCGTGGCGCCATGCTCCGACTGGCCATCGGGTGGACGGGCGCGGCTCTGGTCGACAAGGGGCGCTATCAGGTCGACGAGATCCGCGTGGGGGGCTACCCCGAGACCATCACCATCAAGGGCCGCGCCGCGGCGTTCATGGGCCCCATCAAGGCCCAGCGGGACCTTTCCTACCATGACACGACCCTGGGGGCCGTGTTGGCCCAGGTGGCGGAGAGAAACGGCTTGACCCTGGCCATGGGCCCAGACCTGGCGGCCCAGGCTGTGCCCCATATCGACCAGACCAACGAGAGTGACGCCAACTTCATTACGCGCTTGGCCCAGGACTACGGCGCTACCGGCACGATCAAGGACGGGCGCCTGGTTTTCGTGCGCGAGGGCGCGGGCCAAGGTGCATCCGGGGTCACCCTGCCCGGCGCCACCCTGGCCCGGGCCGAGTGCGACCCCTACGACTTTGGCGTGGTCGAGCGGGAGGGGAGCACCACCGGCATCAAGGCCAAGTGGCGCGACAAGGCGAAGAACGAGACGGTGTCGGAGCTGGCCGGGGAAGAGGGGTCCGTGAAGACCCTCAAACGGGATTTCGCGACGCGGGAAGAGGCCCAGGCGGCCGCCAAGGCGGAATGGGCTCGCGTCGCCCGCTCCGCCCACGAATTTTCCGCGACCTTGCCCATGGGCCGCCCGGACCTGATCGCCGGGCAACCCCTCGCCCTGGAAGGATTCCGCCGCGAGATCAAGGCGGTACCATGGGTGCTGGGGAACATCACCAACACCATCACCGACGGTGGGTTCTCCACCACCATCGAGGCCAAGGAGCGGGCGGACCAACCAAAATAGGCCATTGGCGTATTTTGTTCTTGCGTCCGAAATAGGCCAGTGGCATAGTCTCCACATCAACGGGGTACGACGCCCCCTACCGGAGAGAATGAAATGACCACCTACCATGTCACCGTGGCCAACGCTTGTGCCTGGCAAACCCTGGCCGTCTCCGCCGACAGCAAGGAATCCGCCCTCGAAAAGATCCGGCACCATCTGGCGATTGACGCCGGGCAACGCGAGTACGAGGACGATGAGTGGGAGGCCGCCAAGGCCCTTTGGGAAAGTCTCGCGGCCGATTTCCGCGCGGGGCTTTGCCCCGATCCCGGCCCCAGCCCCGACCGCGACGAGTTCCGGTATCTCGTCAATATGCGAGGTGTCGAGGAGGGCGAGGAAACCCATGACCCCATTGAAGGCGTCGTCTTCGTCGACAGCGGAAGAAACGGATAAGGGAAACGGAATCCATGAAGACCATGGAAGTCCTTTCCGGAGATGGCTTCCGCGCGGAGATGAAGCGCCAGGGGCTGACCCAGGTTTCCCTTGCCGCCGAGATCCAAAGATTGACGGGGCACCGCATGGCGCCGACGACCATCTCGCGCATGGTGTCGGGAGAGCGCCAGGTAAACCCCGTACTGGCCGCGTACCTCATCCTCCGCGGGCAACATGGGCCACCCTGGGGCGATTAGAAAAATACGCCATTGGCCTATTTTTCCCTTGCATCAAAAATACGCCAATGGCATATTTTCAACATCAACGGGGCGCAACGCCCCCCCAACCGGAGAGACTAAAATGACCAACCTCAACACCGAAGCCGCCGTCGAGATCGCCTTCACCGGAGCCGGTGAGTACTGGCTCAACGAGACCAACGGCGACGGTGTCCTCACCCTCGGGGAATGCGAGACCGAGGAAGACGTCCGGGCCGCCATCGCCGAAGTCCTGGCCGCCGGGACTGGCGAAGAAGACTGGTCCGGGTGGACCGCCTCCAAGTAATGGCCTTGGAGGGGCGGCACCCGCCGCCCCTCCCCCTTACTGTCTCTCTCCCCGACATGCTCGCCCTATGCGCGACCGGCCGTCGAAGTCGCGTTCATCACCCTTGCCGCAATGCGCCCACATTCGCGCTACGATCCGTTACGCACCCGATCCCGATACTGCTTCAACAGGATCTTGAGGGCGACTTCCTGTTCGGCTGGAGTGTCATAGGTCGACAACAGTTCGTTCAGTAGGCGGGCGATTTGCTCGCCGAAGCCCCGAGCTGGAAGCCGGTGCCCCTCCGCCAAGTGGACGCGGTGTAGCCCGTCGGCCACATCCCCCGCCAGGGCCGCCGGGATGCCCGTTACAGGGTTGATCACCGTATTATCCCAGCTATCCATGCGGAATTTCGATCCCTGCCCCCCGAGCCAGTCCAGGGAAATCCCGGTGTCATCCGCCAACCGCCGAAGCGCGGAAAAGCCGGGATCGGCCTCCCCCGTCTCCCATCGGCGCCAGGTCGACGGCGACACCCCAGCCGCCGCCGCCGCCTCCTTCTGGCTGGGGAACAGCGCGACGACTTCTTTCAGTCGCGCGCCGAATAGATCTTCCGAACCGGCCTCTTCGCCATCCATGACCCTCTCCCTCGTTATCGGACCACCCCAGTAGCACACGGGAAAACGGCACGTTTCCGCCATTTTTCGGACGGATCCCAGGCAAGCCCGTGAATGGGCTTGCGTATCGCCCGAATATGGGCGTAGTTTCGACACATGATGATTGCGCCCGCAACCACGATAAACCGAAACGAGATCCCGGCCGACAGGAACGCCCGCCGCGCCTGGATCAAATACCGCCTGGCCGAACGGGGGATCACCCTGTCCGACCTGGCGGCCCGCCTTGGCGTGACCCATCAAGCCCTGTCCAAGGCCGCGACCGGCGCCACGAGCGCACGGTGCCAAGCCGCCCTGGCCGAGACCCTGGGGCTTCCGCCCCACCACCTGTTTCCCGAGAACCACGATTCCACGGGCGCGCCCTTGTCCAGGCGCGCCCCGTCAAACCCTACCCCCCAAACGGGTGAGGGAGAAAGCGCCGAACGGCGCGAAAATCAGCCCACTTTCGGGCTTGCCGCGAAGGTCCGCCAATCCAAGTACGGAAATGCAGACAGCCCATGAATGCCCAGATCCATCCGAAGAAAATCATCACCCGTCCGCCCGTGACCGTCTGTCCGCACTGCGGGGCCAAGGCGCGCACGACCCGAACGACGGTGTTTTCCGCCGAGACGAAGGAAATCCACTACTGGTGCACGAACCCGGACTGCGGGGCCCAGTGGGTGGCGACCTTCTCTTTCTCGCGACACATCCGCCCGCCCTACCCCAAAACGGGCGAGGGGGCGGCCGCCGCCCTCCCCCGTTCCCGATAGCGAGCCACCATGCGACAGCCCCCTGCCCTACTCCGCCGCGTCGACGGAGACCACCAGGCGCCGCCCCAGAACGGAAAGGGCGGCTTCCAACCGCCCGATCTTCGTGGCGTGGCGCGGGTCCAGCATCCGCCGCACTTCGCTTTCCGCCACGCCCAGGCGCTCCGCCAGGGCCGTGTTGGAAACCCGCCCCTCGCGCATGGCCGAGTACAGGGCCGCCTTCGCGGCCATCACCGCCCCGGGCGCCACGACGGGGCGCCCCCGGGCCGGGCCGGGAACGGGGATATCCTCCCGTTCCTCCATCGCCGCGGCCAAGGCCTCTTCCAGGGCGTCCACCGCTTCCGCCAGGGCCTCGCCCCGGTCGGCGCCGTCGGTGACGCACCCCACCACGTCGGCCACCCGGGCCACCACCCGGCCCTCTTCGTCCACGTCCAGGTCCACCGCGTATCCGTATCGCATTGCCTTGTCTCCTTTCCGTGGCGGGTGGCGGGCTCTCCCCACCCCGATATCCTTGGGGCCCGCCCTCGGTTGATCGCGCAATATTGCGCGTTCGTCAAGGCTTGCCTCGAACATTTTTGTTCGGTTTCTCGCGAAATCGGCTTGACCCCAAACCGCCGTGGCGCTACCGTCCGGATCGAGGCTCAAAACCTCCTACGAACGGACGGTCGCCCCGACAGCGCGGCCACTTGCATGCCCGGAGACCGCCTCCGGTCGTGGACCCCTATGGCGGGGGTGCAGGGATATAAGGCGCTTCGGCGCTCGAATAACCTCGCCAGCTCCGTACTGGTTTTGAGCCCCCGCCACCAGGGTGGGTCTCAAGAGCCCTCCCCGTGGCGTTTTCAAACGCCTTTACGGAGGGCTTTTTGATGACCCACTACCTGATACCCGAAAACCGTCTTTCCGACATCCTGCGCGCGGCCACGGACATGGGCGAACTCGCCCTCGCCCTGACCGATTTCGCCGCCCATGTCGAGCGCGACGGGCACCCCACCCAGGCCGCCCAGCTTCACAACCGCTCCGCCCAGCTCCATGGCCGGGCCCGCGACCTCGCCGCCCTGGTCGCCGAGTGCATGTGCCACCCAGCGCCCCGTGCCCACCACGACAACGGGGAGGGCTGAGCGATGCGAGACGACATCCAAAACGAGGCGAAAGTCCTCGCCGACAAGGCAAAGGCCCTCCGCGCGGAGATCGACACCCTCCTACTGCGGGCGATAGGCGACCACCAGGACCGCACCATTTTCATGTTGTGGGACGCCCTCGCCGGGGCCACCGAGGCCGCCGACAACCTCGACAGCTATTCCTGTCTGGCGGAGGGCTGACCGATGGAAACCCGCAAGCGTCTGATCGACACCCCGACCGCGCAGCACCCCTTTCCCGCGGCGACCTATACCGCGTTGTTCGCCCAAGCGAACGCCCTGGCCGATGCCATCGCCGCCCGCAGGTGGACCAAGGGCATGCCGGACGGCGCCAGGGAGTGGTTGGCCGAGGCCCAACGCCACGCCGAAGCGGGGCGCGCCGCCATCAATCAAGCGTGGTGGGAGATCCTGGAGGAAGAACGCCGCGAACGGGAGGAGGGTTGAGCCATGGAAACGCACCAAACCCGCCTTCTCAACCTGGCCACCGCCGCCGCCTACCTGTCCCGCGAGGTGACCCGCCTCCTCGAGGAACCGAAGGGCCCCGACGGCTTCGCCCTGGATTACGCCCTGGGCGATGCCCAGGACGCGGCCATGGCATTCGTCCTGTCCCTCACCCGGGCAATGGGCGCGGCGCCATACGAGCTGCCGGGGGACGTAAAATGGTAATGCCCCCAAATCCATACCCCGACATGGTCGCGGGCGCCGCCGACCTGCGCTTGGCCATCCAACGGGCCATCGCCGACCCCTCCCGCCCCGTGATGCAGCGGAGCCAGCTTGGCCAAGCCGAGCGGCATCTTCTCGACTGCCTGTCCTGGATCATCGAGGCCCGCAACGGCGAGACCGGAGGGCGGACGCCATGAACCCCGCCGGAACCCGTCACGTCGTATCGTTTTCCGGAGGCAAGGATTCCACCGCCCTAGTCCTGCGCGCCCTGGAGTGGGCGGAGACCTGGGGCGATAGTCCGGAGATCGTTTTCGCCGATACCGGCCACGAACACCCGTTGACGATGGAGTATGTGGACAGGGTGGAGTCCCATGTCGGGCTACCCATTCGCCGGATCCGCGCCGACTTCACGGCCGACTTCGAGCGCAAGCGCGCCTATATCGCCACCCACTGGCCCGCCGACGGAGTGCCCCCAGAGCGCGTTGCCCAGGCCCTTGAAACGTTGCACCCGACGGGAATTCCCTTCCTCGACCTCTGCATGTGGAAGGGCCGGTTTCCCTCAACAAAGGCCCGGTTCTGTAGCCAGGAATTGAAGGCCCTACCCATCCTGGAACAGGTCCTCATGCCCCTTCTCCGCTCCGGACACCGCGTCATAAGCTGGCAAGGCGTTCGCGCCGATGAAAGCGCAGCCCGAGCGGCGCTTTTCGAAGCGGCGCGCGAGGACCACCCCAGGCTCATCACATACCGCCCACTCCTGGGCTGGACGGCGGAGGATGTGTTCGCCACCCACCGGCGCCACGGACTTACGCCCAATCCGCTGTACAAGCTCGGCATGGGGCGCGTTGGATGCATGCCCTGCATTCACGCTCGAAAGGCGGAGATTAGGGAAATCGCCCAGCGGTTCCCCTCGGAAATCGCCAGGGTAGCTGCCTGGGAGGATATCGTCGGCGCGGTGTCGAAGCGCGGGCATTCGACGCTATTCGCCTATGACAAGACGCCCGAAGGTCATCAACGGCACAAGCACCTCCAGATGCCGGGAATATCCAATGTCGTCGAATGGGCCATGACCTCGCGCGGCGGCCGCCAATTCGACCTCCTGTTTTCGGCGCCGCCGCCGGTTTGCTCCAGCGTCTACGGCCTGTGCGAGGGGGACGCGGCACCATGACCCCAATGAACGACGCCACCAAACGCGAGGTTCTGGCCAACTTGAAGCGGGACTACGGCATGACCGCCCGGGGCGACTATCTCCGGGGGAAATGCCCCAGTTGCGAAAAGAAGGAACTTTTCGTCTCCATCGATTCCCCCTATGTGGTGAAATGCGGCCGCGAGGGGAAATGCGCCTGGACCGCCCACACCCGCGAGCTGTACCCAGAGGCCTGGGGCAAGTTGAACGAGCGGTTCCCGCCGACCACCCAGGACCCCAACGCCACCGCCGACGCCTACATGGGTAGCGTGCGCATGCTGCCCCTCGCCGCGATCCGTGGGCAGTACCGCCAGGGCCATTTCCGCCACCCTCACGGCAACCGGGAAACGGCGACCGTGGTTTTCGACATCGCCCCGGGCATCGCCATGGAGCGATTGGTGGACAACGTCACCATCACCGACACGGAGGATGGGAGCGCCAAGGTCCGCAAGGCGAATTTCATCGGCGCCCACGGGGGGCACTGGTGGGCCCCCAAGGGCCTGGAGATCGTCGACGGGGACGAGGTGTGGTTGGTCGAGGGGTGCATCGACGCCCTGTCCCTGATGGTCAACGGGGTCAAGGCCGTGGCCACCCTAGCCGCCGGGAATTTCCCGGAGGCCGCCTTGAATGCCATCGTGGCGAAAAACGTCACCCTGGTCTGGGCGCTCGACAACGACAAGGCGGGCCGC